TAAGATTATTGGCACCCTTGGGGCCGCATTCGTTGGAAAGATGTTAGCGAAATCATTCGGTAACGGCCAACTAGCCAAACTAGGACCAATACGGGTAAAAGCATGAGCGGATTACAAACAAGAACTTATACGTTAGCAGGATCGTCATTAGTGGCAGGAACATTCACAAATATCTCGCAATTACTAGGGTCGAGCCAGAGCACTACAAACCCCGAGGGGATGCGAAAAGTCGTTAGGATCTCAATGTCTTGTTCACCAGACCACACAAGCGCCACAGACGGAGTCAGTGTCTTTAAGTTTGCAGGCGATGGTGTCAGTGTTCAACAAATCATGGCGGGACCTTCTTGGTCTAATCAAGCGGCTGGCCCCTTGGACGGAAACAACGGTATGCCAGTAGTCATTGAGAACTCTGGTGGTGTCTTTGACATTATAGCAGGTAATCAGATCGACTTTTCTGTAAGCTGTACAACAGCCGAAACGGTAGACGTAGCACTCAGTATCACTTATTCCGCTTAGGAGCCCTTATGGCTCTAGACGGCGGCGGCGGTGGACCAGTCGGGGTAACTAACCCCTTTACAGGTTCCGCGAATACCTTAGAGTTCATAGGTAAGACTACGTGGGCAGGCTGGAGCGGTCTTCAAACCACGACCAACGGATCGCCTACTACCGTATTTGATTTTACAAGCCCCGCTCAGTCACTCAAAACTATTATTGACTGGGGGTTTGATAGAACTGATACAGGTAACAACTCCTTAGTCTCACTAGATGTTAAATTTAATGGTGCCACGGTATTCTTTACGAAAGCTTACTCCCATAACTCTGACGGCGGTTATTCAAATACCACGGAATTTCATTTAGTAATCCCCACTAGGACACAAGTGGAAATCATAATAGGTACAAACGACACCGATGCGATCCCTATGACGGTTGTTATCACGGCGGATGAAATCTAATGCCCACACAGACAGAACGCGAATATTACGCGGCTGGTTTTAGGGATGGCATGAGAGCCGCACACGGTGACAGAGCCTTAGGGTTGCCATATTCACCTTCTGATGACCCACCTATAGTTCCCTTATCTTCTATTCCCCGTGGATTGGGATTTGGCAAACCTAAGAAGCGTAAACTATCAGCGTGGAATAAGTTTGTTAAAGCTAACAGTAAGAAACCCCGTTTTAGGATGCGATCTGGAAAGCTGAACCTAAAGAAGATGGGCGTTGCGTTCAGGAAAACTCCCGCAGGCAAGAAAAAGAGGCGATAACATGCCATCTAACTCGCTGAGAGCAACGCAAAAGGAGGGGGTAATGTGGATTTAGCGCTTCTAATCATTGCCGCTAAAGCTTTTCTAGGATTTAAGAAGGATAGAGATGCTGACCCCTGTTCAGGAATGACAGAAGGGAGCCCCGCCCACGTTCAATGTTTGATTGCACATAGGAAATAATGGCCTATTATTATAATCCCATAACTGGGAAAGTTGAAACGATAGACGCCGCCAAAAAAAGAGCAATAGATGAATATTATGGCCAGAGAAGTAAATTAAATTTAGCGAGAAACCCTTTTTTTATTGTCGGGATTGCTTTAGCTGTTGGTATTGGAATTTTTGGTTTTAAATTAAAAGAATTATTCACGTTGCTGAAAGTAGAAGCTAGCGCGGCCGCAGATACGATTATAGAAACCGTAACCGATCCTTTCCAGATTGAAGGACAAGCTGAAAAGCAAAAGTTCCGTAGTGATTGGGGAGCTTGTCGCACCAAATATCCTGAGGGAACGTGGTTTAGAGCCGCTAGAGTATCTGCTTGTATGCTTGGGAAAGGTTGGGCCTCTGAAGCCATCGGCGAAGGCTTAGAAGCCGCTCTAAAGAAATTATAATTAACGGGGCCAGTTCCATATAGTTTCTCACAAACTCCTTTTTAGGCCCCAATCACTAGACAGTTATGGAACTGAGCCAAATTATACCCCTATTGTTTATCGGAGAGATCGCAACCCTACTTTTACTTTACAGGTTTGTCCTTAGAAATTGGATAGTCGATACATGGGAAACTAAATTAAAAACTGAAGGTTACCTGATAGATATCCTAGAACCTGTCATCGCTGAGATAGAGAACAGCACAGAAGAGAGTTTAATGAACTTTCAACGTTCATTTATCGGGACTCTGGGAAAGATGACAAGCGAAGCCAAGAAGTTAGATCCGATGAATGATTTAAGAAAGGCCGCTAAAAATGGAGACTGGACATCTTTACTACTTGAGTATGTAGCGAACAAGTCAGGACTAAGTAACTCTTTACCCCTTCCGAAGTCAGAAACTAGTACAAAACTAGTAGAAAACAAGTCTCGTTTTGGTAAAATGTAGTATATATATATAATATAATGTATAGTTATTATATTATTATAAGTATGACGGGTTATTTTTTTGCGTCAAAAACCGTGTTCTTCTAATACTACTTTTTATAATTCTTATTATACAAAGTAAAAACCCCTTCTTTTTTTGGGGGTTAGGGACACCACCTGAATAATTAATTAACCATACATTATATATAGCAGTTCCTTAATGCTAATTTGTGAGAAACATGAACTTAGAAATAAGATGTCTATGTGGTTGCGGTTACGTAACTGAGCTAGAAGGAGACTTCCCGATGACCTTGGGAGTCGAGGCCTATTATTGTTTGAATAAAGAGGAAGAATGATTTACTGTTCAACCTGTAAAGGACGTTTTGCGGCTACGTGGTTAGCCCCTAAGCATTGTAAATGCATGTTAGATGATACGGGCAAAATGATTGCGGACTGGCACAATGAGTAAAAGACCAGTAGGAAGGCCACCCAAGACCGACCCGTCAGGGGATCGTATAGAACTAAAGACAATAAACATAACAGTTCCCCGAAACCTATGGTTATTCTTAAAAGAGAACAATGTTAAACGGTCTAAGTTATTTGTCGAAGTAGTAACAATGTTAAAATCGGGAGAAATAAACCCGTGTTGTTATAAGAGCGCGAGGTCTGCTAATGAGATCGGGATTTATTGTCCCCATTGTAGTAGTCCCCCTGCGAAATATGCCTATATGTTTATTAATAATTGTCCTGAATGTGGAAAGCGATATAAGAAAAATGATTATGGGATGTATGAGGTGTGTTGTAAATGATAGAGTTTAGATACGATGATATTGAGTGTTTGAAGTGTGGTTCTATTGGTTTAACCAGTACGGGAAACTGTCGTGCATGTTATCAGCATCATAAGGTGGTAATTGATTAATGCCATCACCATATGTTAAGAAAGGTTATGGCGAGGTTAGTAAAAGGGCCGAGGATCGTATAAGAAAAGAGGTTATAATTAAATGTAAAGAGTGCGGCGGTATTATGAAATTTTATAGACATAAGGAAAAACCGACTTTACAATTTGCTGACTATTGGCATTGTGCAATCTGTTTAAGGAATATAGTAGTTACTCAATTATAAGTAGGACTACCCAATAATGGGTTATGGTCAGGCGTAAGAGAACATATCGAAGAAAGAAAAGTTTTACCATATCGGCGATTGAAACGGGGGCAGCTCTTAGTCTGGCCTCTTCGGCCGGTGTTGATACAGCAATTCAGGAAGCACTAGGGGGAAACCTATCAGGCGCGTTGGGAACTATACAAACAAACGTTGCTTCAAATAAAAATAAGATTATTGGCACCCTTGGGGCCGCATTCGTTGGAAAGATGTTAGCGAAATCATTCGGTAACGGCCAACTAGCCAAACTAGGACCAATACGGGTAAAAGCATGAGCGGATTACAAACAAGAACTTATACGTTAGCAG